CGCCGTGCGCCTGTTCCTTGGCGAACTGTGGTATGCGACGACCAAGGGCATTCCGTACTTTGAAGACGTACTAGGCCAGCTTCCGCCGCTGTCCTTGCTGACCGGCTACATTGAGAAAGCGGCATTAACCGTGCCCGGCGTCGTGTCGGCCCAATGTATAATTTCAGCATTCGACGCCCGCGAAATTACGGGCCAAATCCAATTTATTGACGAAACGGGGGCCGCTAATGGCGTCACCTTCTAGCGTTCCAAAAATCCAGTTTACGCCCGCCGGGCTGGTTATCCCCGCGGAAACTGACGTATTGGCCGGCGTGCAGGCGGACATTAACGCCGCCTTTGGGGGCGGGCTTAATCCGGCGCTTGAAACGCCGCAAGGGCAACTTGCTTCCAGCCAGGCCGCGGTAATCGGGGACAAAAATAACGAATTCGCCTTGTTCGTTAATCAAATCGACCCGCAATATTCCGCCGACCGCTTTCAAGACGCCATAGGCCGTATTTACTTCCTGACCCGCAAGCCGGCCACGCCGACCACCGTGCAGGCCACGGTCAACGGCCTTGCTGGCACCGTCATTCCCGGGGGCACCCTGGCGCAAGACACCAGCGGCAACACCTATGCTTGTTCCGGCGACGTGACCATTGACGTAACCGGAAGCGTTACAGCCGAATTCCAAAATATTGAAACTGGCCCGATTCCTTGCGCCGCCGGCACGCTTACCCAAGTGTACCAAGCGGTCCCGGGTTGGGACACCATCACGAACGCCGCCGACGGTACGCTGGGCTCCGATGTTGAAAGCCGGGCCGACTTTGAGTACCGCCGGAAGAATTCGGTCGCCAAGAATGGCACCGGGACGCCGCAAGCGATTTACGCGGAAATTTTCGCCCTTGCTGACGTTCTCGACGTCTATGTCAAGGACAACCCGGCCAGCGTTGCATTTTTCACCGGAGCCATTGCCGGCACGACCCTAACGGTAAGCGCCATGGCGCCGGGTGGAAGTTTGGCCGTCGGTAGCGTCATAACCGGCACGGGCGTTACGGCAAACACGGTTATTACGGCCCTTGGGACCGGCACCGGGGGCGCTGGCACCTACACGGTCAACAATTCCCAAACGGTTGCCAGTGAAGCCATGATTGCCCCGGCAATCGCCTTTGGTTCTACGAATTTCCCCCTTGCCGCCCATTCCGTTTATGCGGCTGTTGTGGGAGGCGCCGACGCTGACGTGGCCGCCGCCATTTGGCGCAAAAAGGATTTGGGTTGCGATACCAACGGCAACACGTCGGCCACGGTTGTCGACCCCAGCGGCTACAGCTACCCGCAACCGTCTTACACGGTCAAATTTCAGCGGCCGGCGGGCCTGGCCGTCAAATTCGCGGTACGCCTGGTCAACGACGCCAGCTTGCCGTCGAACATTGTAACGCTGGTCAAGAATGCCATTATTGCCCGCTTCAACGGCACGGACGGGACAACCCGGGAGCGTATCGGGTCGACCATCCTGGCAAGTCGCTACTATGGCGCCGTCGTTGCTGTGGCGTCCAACGTGTCTTTGCTCGACGTGCTGATTGGCACCAGTTCCCCGACCTTGACGCAAATCAATGTTGGGATTGACCAACGCCCGACCGTGACCGCGGCCGACATTACCGTTACGCTGGTTTAAGCCATGATCGACGTCGAACGCACGATTATTAGCCAGTACGCCAACAGCGCAACTATTGTGCAACTGGTCAAGAATATGAACGAGTACGTCGACCCGCGTGCGGACTTCGACGCCTTCTTCGACTACGTGTGGAACGTTGAAAGCGCCCAAGGCTTCGGGCTGGATATTTGGGGGCGTATCGTTGGCATTTCGCGGGAACTGTTGATACCTGCAGCGGCGACCTATTTCGGCTTCAAGGACGCTTTGCCGGGCTCCTATCCGTTCAACGAATCGCCGTTTTATGACGGTACGCCGCCGGCAACGCAAACTTACAAGCTTGCCGACGACGCCTATCGGCAATTGATTTTAGTCAAGGCGCTGGCGAACATTTCGGCCACAAACGCCCCGTCGATAAATCAACTTTTGCAAAATATGTTTGCCGGCCGCGGCCGATGCTACGTCAACGACCTGGGGGGTATGGCGCTACGGTATACCTTTGAGTTTGACTTAACCCCCTATGAGTTTGCTATTATGACGCAATCGGGAGCCTTACCGCGCCCGGCTGGCGTGAATGCTTCACTTTTCCAAAGCGCCTTGCCTTTGTTCGGGTTTTCGGAGGCTGGGGTATCGGCCGCGCCCTTCGGGCAAGGCGTATTTGTTCCACAAGGGGCCATGAATGCAGCTAACTAACACCCCGGGCAAACTGGTTTTGCCCTTCGCCAATGCTGGGGCGAAAAACACCATTCCGACGGCGTCGCAAATCGGCATTACCGCTGGCGCCGCCTCCCTTACCGACGGCTTTCCTCCCCTGACCCGTACCCCGATTGCAGCCGGCGGCGTTCCGCCTTCTGGCCTGGACATGAACGGGATTCTTTACGAACTGTCCGCAATCCTCCGTTGGGCCAACGCTGGCGGCGGTTACGCCTACGACGCGGCATTTGCTACCGATTCCAACGTCGGCGGCTACCCCAAGGGCGCCCGCATCATGCGGTCGGACGGCCTGGGCTACTGGTTCAACACCGTCGAAAACAACACCACGGACCCGGAGGCTGCAGGGGCCGCCGCCGCGGGCTGGGTGCCTGACTTTACCAACGGCGTGACTTCGGTCGCCATGGCAAGCGCCAACGTGACCTTGACCCCGTTGCAGTACGGCAAGCCTATCATTGTCATTACCGGCACGCTTACGGCCAACCTGAATTTGATTTTCCCAACCATCGTCAATGAATGGACGGTAATCAACAACACCACCGGCCCGTACACCATCACTTGCAAGACGGCCGCGGGAACCGGCCTTGTTGTGAATACCGCCGCCCTGATTGTGGGGGACGGCACCAACATTCAAAGCGCCGTAACCGATGCCGCCGCCCTCTTTGGGGAAACCGTGGCGACCGCTACCGGCGGCACGGCCGACGCCATTACGGCCACATTCTCCCCGGTCCCGCGTTACGCTTCCAACGGCGTGCCCTTGAGCGTTCGGGCTACCGCCGCCAACGCCACGCCGACCCCAACCTTCACGCCGAACAGCGGCGTTATTGCAGCGGCGACCATCGTCAAGGGTAACAATCTTCCGCTTGCCATCGGGGACATTGCCGGCGCCGGTCATTGGTTGGAATTGGCTTGGGATTCGACCCTTTCCAAATGGGTATTGCTGAATCCGGCCACGGGCGTAACTGCGTCGTCTTCCGCATCGGTTCTTGGTAATTCTAAAAATTTGAAAGTTGTATATGACGGGGCGACCATCGTCATAACTGCCGACGAATTAACTTTAGAAAATCCCAGCGGCGGATACTATCTTGCAAAATCCGTCAACTTGACCGTTAACACCGCTAACGCGGCTGGGGCACTTGGCATTGATACGGGAGCATGGGCAACTTCAACTTGGTACTACCCGCATGTACTTTGGAACGGTACTACATTAACGGCAGTCGCATCATTGTCGGCAACTGCACCAACTATGCCAACGGGCTACACGAACGCATACAAAGCATGCGTAGGTGCTGCGCGAACAAGTAGCGGCACGGCAACGTCGGTACTTTCAGTTATTCAAAATGACGACCAAGCCCAATATAAGGTCGGCGGCACAAATGTTGCGGCAATGCCGCAAATGGCCGGCGGTGCTTCCGGTTCCTTGACTACTCCAACTTGGCTTGCCGTGGCCGTTGGGGGTTATGTTCCACCAAACGCCCAAGCAATTACGGTTTCAATTTACGGTACGGGCGACAGCGGAGTCGGCACAATGGCCGCCCCGAACAATAGTTACGGTGCTGTCCAAGTTAACGCTACGGCGCAAGTAAATCCGGCGGTGCTTTGTGCAAGTACCTCAGATACGTCCTCAGCTTCTCGGTCGGGCATTCAAGGTACTTTCTTGCTAGAGAGTACGAATATTTATTACGCCGGGGGCCGTGGGTCTAGTGCTATGCACTGTTGCGGTTGGCGCTTTAAGAGAGGGTTCTAATCATGAGCGGATATGCTGTACGAAAAGACGGCCACGGGTGGCGGGCCGTCGACGGTCCCGAAGACGTTACGTCGGACGAAATTTTTAGCGTTACGTTTCCAAGCCCAAGCTTGCCCCAAGTTCTTGAAGTAATGTGGGCGTCCATCAAAGCCGAACGCGACCGCCGCAAGGCTGGCGGCGTCAAGGTTGGCGCAAAGTGGTTTCATAGCGACGACGGCTCCCGCATTCAGCAAATGGGCCTTGTCATGATGGGCGCCAGCATTCCGGCAAATCTCCAATGGAAGACCATGGACGGAAGTTTTATTACCATGACGCAAGCCCTAGCGTCGCAGGTATTCCAAGCCGTGGCCGCCAGCGACCAAGCAATCTTTACCGCCGCCGAAACGCACAGGGTCGCCATGGAAGCCAGCGCCGACCCCGCGTCCTATGACTATTCCGGTGGCTGGCCGAAAATCTACGGGGAGTAACCGCCGTGCGTGTCCTCTTCTGCACTTCAAAGCTTCCCGGGGCTGTCCTCATTCGTGCCATTACTTGGAGTGATTGGAGCCACGTCGCTTTGATTGATGGGGAAGAGGCCATAGAAGCCACATGGCCGGCGGTGCGCGTTGCGCCGCTGTCCGAAATTATCGCCAAGCATTCTGCCTTCGTTGTGGTCGACCTTCCGTGCGACGACCCCGCCGCGGTCATTACCGCCGCCCGTTCGCAAGTGGGCAAACCCTACGACCTTACCGCTTTGCTGGGGCTCCTTGTGCGCCGGGATTGGCAAGAGGCCGACCGCTGGTTTTGTTCGGAGTTGGTCGCCTGGGCCTTCGCGCAAGGAGGGTCGCCCCTGTTCCGCCCGGAAGCCCTTTACCGGGTTACGCCTCAACATTTATGGATGATTGCAAAATGATTTGGTTCCTAATGCTCCCGCTGGAAATCGCCTTTACGCTTCTGGCCCTGATACTCGCCCCCGTGTTGCCGCTCTTCGCCCGGGACGAATACGGCTTTTCCGATAACGCCAACGCCATGCGGACGGAACCGCGCTTGCCTTCGTGGCTGTCTTGGTTCATGACCCCCGATAACAGCCTATACGGCGACGCCGGCTGGCGCACGGAGCATTGCCCGGACCACTGGCAAGACTATTGGGGCATGGTGCAATGGCTTTGGCGGAATTCGGCATACGGCTTCAACTGGCATGGGCCGATTTGTGCCCGCCTCGACCCTGGTGCCAAAGTCACTTTCTCCGGCGACCCCCACATTCAAAACCGCCCGAACTTCAAGCCCGGCTTTTGCCTTACCACCGTGACCAATCCGGACGGCTCAAGCTATTGGCATTTGTATTGGGTCAAGCGCATTAACGCCCAATACTGCTTTAACGTAAATCTTGGTTGGAAACTCAAGACTTACGCCGAAGACCCGACGCGGCTTAAGGCCGAATCGCGGGCCATGTTTTCCTTTAGCCCGCGGATTGCTGGCTATTCCGTCCAACCCTAGAGCGAGTAAGAGCCATGCCCGAAGAAAAACAAGCGTGCAGCCTTCCCCCGGAATACTGCCCACACGTCAAGGAGGCCGCCGACGAGGCGGTAAAGAAAGTTTTTGCCATCCTGGGGGTCGACGTCGACGTGCCCAAGGAAGTGGAACAGTTCCGGGAAAATCTCCGCTTCGGTGCCAGCATGCGCCGGGCGGCCGATAAGGGCATGTTGGCAATCATCGGCGCTATTGCGGTCGGCGCTATGGCCGCGCTTTGGGCTGGTATCGTTGGTTCCATGATGAAAGGGCATTGACTATGAAAACCGTTTTCCGACACCGTTCCTTGTTCCTCTTCGGCGGCGCCATACTGGCCGCCCTTGCGTCTTTCTGGACTGACCCGGACGCCAACGGCTTGTCGACCCTCTTGGGCGGCCTGGCGTTGATTCAAGGCGTATGGGCTGTGGCCGCCAGCCATTGGGCACGCAAGGCCCTGACGGACTACCCGGAGGCCGACCAACGCCGCTTGTTCGCCAAGGCCGCGGAAGACCCCGTCGGCGCCGGCCTGGCGCTTATTGCCCTGGCTATCGTCTTCGTCGGGCTTCTGTTGGTCTTTTCGCCCCGTGCCCATGCCGATACCCTCCCGGCCGGCTTCGCCACGTATGGGCCGATTCTGAAAGCCGAACAGCGGGCACACTGGCCGGACCATCCGGACCCCGCGGCGCTGGCCGCCCTGGTTGAGCAAGAGTCGTGCGCCAGCCGTGCCGCGTGCTGGAATCCTGGCGCCAGGCTCAAGACTTCCCGCGAAGAGGGCGCCGGCATGGGCCAGCTTACCCGGGCCTACCGTGCCGACGGCTCCGTGCGCTTTGATGCCCTGGCGGGCCTTCGGGACCAGTACGGCGCGGAGTTGTCCGGGCTGTCTTGGGATACCGTCTATAAACGCCCCGACCTGCAATTGCGGGCCGTGGTCCTTATGTCCCGGGATGCCGCCCGCCCCTTCCGTGGGTCGACCGGCTGGTTGCACTTTGGGGACGCCGGATATAACGGCGGCGTCGCGGGCGTGCAGAAGGAGCGACGGGCCTGCAAGCTGTCCGGAGGGTGCGACCCTGGTCAATGGTTTGGGCACGTTGAAGCGCATTGCCTCAAGTCCCGGCAACCCCTTTACGGCGGCCGTTCGGCGTGCGATATCAACCGGGAGCATGTGCGTAACGTCTTCTTGGTTCGCCGTGCCAAGTACGTCGGGGTAATGTCATGAACCGCCTGGTCGGCATGATCGTCGGCAATCCCGCCTTGTTACTGTGGATTGCCGCGGGCGCTTTCGTGCTTGGACTGTCGACGGGCACCGGGGGTGCCTGGTGGGTCCAAGGGCTACGCCTCGACGCCGTGCAAGCCAAGTACGACGGATTTGTTGCCACAACCAAGGCCCAAGGGGAAGCCGCCAAGAAACTGGCGGACGCCCAAACGGCCGAAGATAAACGGAAAAAGGAGAGTTCCGACCATGAATATGAAACAACTATTACCAGCCTTCGCGCTGACGTTAAGCGCATGCGCGACGACCGTGCCCATAGCCGTTTCGTGCCCGCCGCCCCCGCCGGTTCCCGAAGTGTTGACCTTGCCTGCTTCGACCGGGCCGAACTTGAGCAAGCGTTACAACGATTTGACGACGGAATTTCGGGCCTCATTGCAGAAGGCGACGCGGGCGCCGTAGGGCTCAACGTTGCCCGTTCGTGGGCGTCCGGCATTCGCGGCGGTATGTCCCTTGGTAGTCCGGCCAATAGCCGCCCTTGACCATTTCGCAATAGCGTTCCTGTTCGGCTTGCTGGTCTTCGTAATCCATCGCCCCAGCAAGCCCGAATAGCCCCAGCAGGGCCAGCAATACGGCGCCCGTCTTCATAGTTCCACCCTGTCCAAAAATAAGCGGTAAGCGGCTTGCATGCCGGCAATTTGCCCCTTGAGGCCGTCCCGGGCGTTCGCCTGGTAGGTCTTGACCATTTCAACGGCCACGTCGTCCGGGAGTTCGTGCGGAAGCTTCGGCGCCTTGGGTTTGAGGGGGGCCGCTTCTGCTTCAATCTTGGCGACCCGTGCGACGGCCCGCTTGATGTTCTTGCGGCACTCCGGCGGCTCCGGGTCGTTGGTATCCCAAGTAAGCCCGCACGGGGCGCAAATCATCTGGTCGCCATACTGGCGGGCCTGGCAATCATGACGTTTTGGCATTCTTCTTCCACTCCTTGTACCAAGGGGCCATGTAGATTGCTGAACGGGTCAAGCCAACCTTTTGCGCGGCGGCGTAGGGGGTCAAGCCCTTTTCCGTAACCAGCTTGCGGGCCTTCTTCATTGCTTCGGATTCTTTGGCGGCCATTATTCAGCCCCCAACAGTTCGACAAGGCCCTGCAGCGTGTGGCCGGCTTTCTTGATATCCAGCATGCCGCCCTTGTCTTGCTCCCGGGCCAGGTAGGCAATAGCGGTGCCCTTCATGTAGCCGCGGAATTCCTCCGGCGTAAGCCAGCGGCGCAAGACTTCCCACGGTTGATAGGCGCCAAGCTTCTTGTAATGGTCGCCCCCCTCCTGAATATCCAGCGCCGACAAGGCTTCGGCAACCGTGGGCATGGGCTCCCCGTCGACTTCAAACAGCGCCGCGACTTCGGAGGTCTTCACCGTTCCCCGGCCGCTGGCGCCCTGGTAACTGGTTTCCTCCGCATTCGACCCGCTGACCACAAACACGGCGCCGGATTCCCGATCGGTAAGCTTCGTTCCGTTCTTGTATTGCACTTCGTACCCCTTGTTTAGACAAAATCCCAAGCATTCCCCTTCCGGGGCATTGCACCCGCTCCCGACGTGCTGGCAAGTCACTTGACGCACTCCCGGGCTATGTATTCCCTTGCCGCCTCATAGGCGACGCCAGGGTCCGGCCGGCGCATCCCTGTCGCCTGTAGCCGGCCGGCGATATAATCCGCGGTCCCGTAAGCGGCCCATTTCTCATGCGCTAGGGTCGTCATATCGGACCAATAGTCGACCATGTACTTAATGCGGCGGCCGTCCGGGCGCTGGGCATCGTAGGTCGCTTCCAAGTAGGCTTTATAGCCAACCATGCCGCCTATCTGGCATTTGTTCGCGCTGGCCTGGTTGGGGCCTGGCGTAATCGGCGCCGCCCCGGGCGCCATGTGCTGGCATTCCTCGACGGTTCCGTCGGGCTTGAAACGCTGGCAAGCGGCTTGGGCATCGTTCCACGCCGCGAAGGCGTAGGCGGCCAGGATGAAAAGAATAACGCGCATGGCTTCGGCTCCTTGTTGTTGTTACGGCCTAACTATAGGTAAATTATTTAGCTATGTCAACGTGTAATATCCAATATCCTTAAGCATGGCTTGGGCCTTGGAAATATACCAAGCGTAGTCGACGTCGTCCGGGAATTCGTCCGGTAACGTCATGCACGGCCGGGCGCCATAGGAAAGACTTACCGTATTGCCGTTGCTGGCGTAGACGATAGGGCCAGGGCTCCGCGTGCCATAGTACCAGCGGACCACCTTACCCAAGAATTCCGGCGTTTGCGGCGCAAAGCAACTTTGGTAAGCTGTGGTCGCGTCCGTCAAGCTGTCGACCTTGCGCCACTTCCGGCCCTCCTTGGTCCATCCGTTGGCCTGCAACGTGCCGACCATATCCATGACCCGGGCACCCTTGCGCGGACCTTCGCCCCACATTTTGACGCCGCCCCCGTTGACCTTCTGAATGGTCACGAACTTGGTTATATCGCGGCACGCGGCAATGGTGTATTCCACGGGTACGCCCTTTGCCAAGAATTCGGCTACGGCGTCCGCGCAAATCTCGACGTCGGGGTTTTTCTTTTCAGCCAAGCCGGCCTTTGCATACTCCCCTTTCCGCTTCACGTCGTCCGGGGTCTTGATTGCAAAATAGTTGTTCACGTCCCGGGCATAAAGGGCGACGTAATCGTCCGTTTCCATTTCCAAGCCCGTACGGCGTTGCCATTCGGCAATAAGGTATTCACTGACCTGCAGCTTATCCCGCGGGCAGTCAATGACTATGCCATCGGTATTGGCCGAAATAACCGGGATTCCGTAAAGTTCGTGCCATTCAATCAGCATCAAAAGGGACAATTGGCCGGTTACGGTTGTTTGAATCAACATGGTCGGCGCAAAAAGAACGCTGTACGGGCTCCCGGTCTTTCCGAAAGTCCCGTTAATCATAATCTTGCCGCCTTCGTTGCCGACCCGGGCTTCGGCGTATTCGTGGGACTTCGTGTCGCCGGCCTTCTTCAATTTCCCTTGCAAGGCTTTGGCGGCTAGGCGTTCGTCCTTAATGGCGCCGTACTCAACAAGGAATGACGGCCCCAGCGCCGGGGGCCACTCCCCGGAATTCAAAATTAGATTTGGGTAATAGCTGGCGACGTCCGGCATGCGAATTTGATTATTCGGCCCGCTGACGGCGACTAGTTTTTTCTCCTGGCTGTGCAAGCCGCCAATGCCCATTTTGTAGGTTGAACGGTTGACGGTAATTTCCAGCCCTTCAAGCTGTGGCGGCATTTCCACGGCGCCGGACGGCCCCAGCCTAAAGACGGATTCCCGGACCAATTCCAAGGCCCTTTGCAGTTGCGGGAGCGAGTAGGAAATAAAGGGCGGCACCTTGTACCGAAACGCTAAATTCCAATCAATTTCCGGCTTGAAAATGCGTTGCCCAAGGGCCTGTTCACAACGGCGTTTTAGTACGGCCTCCGCGACCTGGGCATCGGACTTGCTCCGGAGGTCCAAGCCATACCGCTTGCCCAAGGCTTCCCGTTGCTCAATCATCGGCTGCAGGGCATCAAAGAGGGCTTCCAGCACGGCAAGGTCGTTTTCGCAATAGCTGTCGACTTCCACAATCTCCGCTTCGGTTAGATAGTGGTCCGGCTCATATGGAAGGTCGCGCATTGTCTTACAGTGAATCCGGCCGGCATATTGCTTTTGGGAACCGGCGCCCGGGGCCACTTCCATTACGTCGATATGGTCCGCGGGTTTCCACTCCGGCAAGCCAAGTTCCCAAGGCTTCACCTTGTCCACGATAATTCGGTCGTTAAGCCATTTCAATTGCTCCGCGGTGTAGCCAACAAGGGCCGCGGTAATCATCGGGACGTCGTAATAATTGCCGTTGAAACTGACAGCGCAATAGGCTTCAAACAACAGCCGAATGCGGGACGCGGTAACGAGGTCGAACGCTTGCCCCGCACGTAGCTGGAAGCTGTACGCCTGGCCGCCGCGGGGGCGGAACTTCAACAGCCAGTAATTAGGGAAGCATTCCGTATCGTAGAAGGCCACGGGGCGGGATGCTGTGGCCGGCGGGGGCGGCGGTGCAACTAGCATGCTTCCCCCAACACTGTAACGGTAACGCCGACGTCGGCAAACATGGCTTGGGCTTCCCGCATTTCCAGCGCCCAACGTTCAACAAAGTCGACGGGGGGCAGTTCATAAACTACGCGGACAATCCCAGCTTGCACCAGCTTTGCGGCACACTTGGCGCACGGCGGCCGGGTCACATAAACCGACATGCCGGTAACGTCCCGGCGGGCAAACAAAAGGGCGTTTTCTTCCGCGTGAATCGTCCTCAACAATTTGACTTCCCGGTCGACCGGGGCATCATTGACGCAACGGGGAAAGCCGTTAAATCCGGTTGAAACTATGCGCTTGTCTTGGTCGACAATGACGGCGCCAACTTGGGTCGACGGGTCTTTGCTCCAACTGGCAACCAGCCGGGCAAGGTCCATAAAACGGCTATCCCATTTACTCATGTCAATACTTCTTCCCGCCTTCGGCCTTGCGGTTTTCGGGCTTGTGGTCCGGGCGGTTGCGGTTGTATTCCAGCTTTTCCGCGATAGCCCCGCCAAGGTCAAGACCAAGGGCGCCGGCCAAGTCCGCAATGCGGATAACGGCGTCGGCTAGTTCGACTTCAACCATGGAGCGGTGCGGAAGCTTGTCGTCGGCCAGGCCCTTGCGGTGCCCTTCCATCGCCTCCGAAACTTCGGAATGAATCAAGCACAATTTTTGTGC